CCTTGAAAAACCCCGACAATGCCCCGCCAACTTCACCCGTGATCTTTGACAGATCAGACCCGGTTTTCTTCAGGTCTTGGTAGACGGCAACGCACCCCTTTATGCCTTCATAGGCTCCCTTACAAAGTGCGAATGCCGTGATCGGATCAATTTTTATATCCCAACAGCAATCCACCGATAATCATACGTGTATGAGCCGCCGTTAATAGCGCCGTATTGAACAGTGAATCCGTACTGACTAAGCCCAGTGATAGGCAGGTATACCGTTGTAAGCGTTGTCGTTACGCCTTGCTGGATGGTTGCCCCAACTGCGAAGCATTGTGATGGGAAGGTAATTGGGAAGGTAATAGAGTAGGTCGAACCATGAGTCCCCGTGCCCGACAGAGTGCCCCACTGCAAAAATAAACCCCCCGGCAATTTTTGATACCCGTTTGCACTGAGGGACCTTCCAAAAGCCGCCAAGCTTGACAGCGTTACTGCCGCCGTTGCGGAATCTACAGAAGTAACCCCGCCATTACCAGCAGTAGTTGCATAGGTAGCGTTTGTGGCATTGGTAGCATTTGTGGCGTTTGTGGCTGTGGCAGCGTTGCCAGAAACATTGATGCCCCAAGTGCCTGACGCACCCGTACCTGATGGCCCCGGAACGTCCGTTCCAATTACTAGCCCCAAGTTTGTCCTTGCGCCCGTAGCCGTAGTAGACCCAGTGCCGCCATTGGCAACTGCCAATGTGCCAGTTATATCCGCAGTACTCAGGCTAATCGCATCCCAGCTTGAATTGGTTCCGTCAGTTTGTAAGTATTTGTTGGCGTTGCTTGTCTGGCTTGGCAGTAATGCGTTTAAAGCTGCGTTGGCTGTGACCTGCCCAGTACCGCCGTTGGTAATAGCTACGGTACCAGTGACGTTTCCTGACTTTATTTCGTAAAAGCTAGTGCCATCCGACCAAACAAAAACCTTGGTATCGGCAGCAATGGTCAATGCCACATTACCTGTTTTTGCGGTTGTAGAGCCAATCGTTGCGCTTACCCGCAACGTCATTATGTAGCCAGTAGCATTCCAAATAATATACGACTTGGAGTTGGGTGGGGCAAACACGCTAAACGCTGAAGGGGCGGAAATGATTTTTAGCATGGCATACACGGACTCGTTACTTGCCGCCGTGGTGCTTGGACCGTTGGTGTATGTCAGCGCGTAGGGGGTAGCCGCTACGGTAACTTCCTGATACCCCGCAATGGATGTGTCCATTACATAGGCCATATTGGCGTTGGTCGTGTTGCCCCAAGTACCAGCCTGGGTTCCATCGGTGGGTAATTCAATCCGTAGATTTGAGGAATACGTGCTCATTTGATTTCCTTATTGAACAACTTCTGTCCATGTGGGTGTTTGGGTGTCGTTGATTTGAGTCCACCCCGCCGTGTCAGGTGCCCATGTTTCGTTAAACTGTCCCGCCAAGGATACATCACCAAACACCATACCACCAAATGTGGCCACATCGTTGATTGTCGAGGTTGGGATCACATTTGACCAGCCCGGAGACTGATCGTCATCTATTGGCTCCCAGAGCAGTCGGCCCAGTATGGCATCGGTGGCAGTGATGTTCTCTGGTATTTGAGCAATGACGCTGGCTGCGGCGGCAAAGGGATCAGTGGCTGTCACGGACTCGCTTATGGAGCAAACGGCTGCGTGGGTTGTCGAGGTAGTATCGGCAGCGGATGCGGCTTCGTCTACCGAGGTGGGGAACAAGGTATTGGAAGACGGCGTATCTGTAGCGGTTGAAGTCTCAGATACTGCGCATGGGTATACAAATATAGCCCCTACTGCATCCGTTGCAGTAGATGTTTCTGCAACCAAGGGGGTAAACACAGCGCCAGCTTCAGTGGTATCAGAGGCCGAGGCAGTATCCGAGGTGGACACGGCGTAGGTTGGCAGGCTGGACGGATCGTCTGTGGCTGTAGCGGTTTCGCTGACGGCTGTGCCAAATGTGGCGTTGGAAGCAGTGGTGTCCGTTGCCGTGGCTGTTTCATCAACCGCAGCGTTGACTGTTACAAAGGAGGCCGTACTGTCCGTAGCGGTTGAGGTTTCACTGACCGATGAGTTGATTTGGAAGCTGGACGCCGTAGCGTCCGTGGCTGTAGCCGTGTCGGCAAAGTTGGTAGCGAAGGTGGCCGCAGCGTCTATAGAGTCGGTGGCAGTAGCAGTCTCAGCAACTTCACAGGTGAAGAAATTCCCCGCCGCCGCAGCGAACGGTGCTTGAGCAAATGCCGCCGCTCCAAAGATCATTGTGCAGGTTCAGTTTCTTCTTTGGGCACTTGGGGGTCAGCCTGCTCTTTGATGAGCAACATCAGAGCCATTGCATTGGTCTTGGCTGGGAGTTCCCCCAAAGCCCCAAGAATCATGTTTACAGCGTCAATTGGCAGTTCCAGTTTTATCATTTGTTTTCCAGTGCTGTGATTCGGTCAGTCAGGGTTGTGATGAGGGCTTGTTGTTCTTGAATTGCTTTGACCAAAACAGGAATTAAATCTTGACGCACAGACTTGTATGGTTCTTCGCCTTCTGGTGCAGGGTCACGCCATTCATCAATTAAATCGGGAAACACTTCCTCAAACTCTTGAGCAATAAAACCACGGGCGTTCTTGATGTCAGCGCCTTTACCTTCTTTCCAATCGTACAGACGGGGTTTAAGCGCCATGATTTTGTCAAGGCCCACATCCAAGTCACGCACATTTTCTTTATAACGAATGTCAGAGATGGCGCTGATGGTTGTATTTGTTGCGTAAATAGTGCCACCATATCCAACATAGAACCTATATTGACTCGCACCAGTTGAGTACAAAAACAAAGTTCCATCTGCATTTGAAGTAGATGAACCAGTGGTTACAATATATGGCGCTGTTGGATCTGTACGCAACTTGGTACCAATGCCGCTTGAAATTGAAGCATCTGTAGTTTGAACAAGCAAGCTACCGCTGGAGTTGATACGGGCACGTTCTGAGCCATTGGTTTCAAAAGAAAGATAATTTGCGCCTGTTGCCGTTAATACCAAAGGAACTGCAACTCCTCTTAAAATTGCAGCAGTTCCACCAGAAACATACCAATCAGACTTGTTTGTTCCATTGCTTTGTAAAACAAGATAACCGCTGTTAGTAGCGTTGTTGATGCTTAAAGAAGTGTATCCACTAGAGGTAGTTGGTGATGTACCGCCAAGAATCAAATTCCCAGACGCATCAAGGGTCATTGCTTGGGTGAAGGTGATGGGGTTACCTGCTGTATGCGCTGTGGGTGCGGAAATATTCCAAATGCTAGCGCCGTTGTATTGTTCGTAATATGACGCACCAAGACTGTTTGTAGTGCTCCACTTCCATCCAGCACTTCCACCGCCTTGGTAATAACATCCGCTAAGTATCCCAACATCACTTGCACTAAAACCAACTAAACTATTACCAGTAAATCCAATGTCAAGCGCTTTAAATGATGTAGACCAGTTTGCGTTAGGCGTAACACCAATCCCCACATTCCCACTTGCATCTTTCACCAAGCCGCCGTTGCCCACATTGAGCGTGTCTGTGCTGGCATCCCCCAAAGTGGTGTTGCCTGTGGTGGTCAGGTTAACAAGGGTTTCTGTGCCTGTGTTTGTCAGGCCGGGGGTGGTGATGCCCGTTGTGCCGTCTAGCGTGATCGCCATGGTTATGCTCCAGCTTGTTGTTCAGCCATTTGTGCTTGATACGCCGCAATGACTTCAGCAGTCCAAGCCACATTGCAGATTGCAACGACATTGGCAGGTTGACCTGTGAGGTCTTGACCCGGTGTTAGGCTTGTGCGGTGATAGGTCTTGCTCAGTTCGTTGCCGTCTTCCATGATGCGGGTTGCTTCACGGTAAAGAACAATGCCGTTCTCAGTCACGGTGATTTGGTCAATAGCGGTGGTTTTGGTGAGTGACATGGTGTGTTCCTTTTAAGTTAAGTGTCCGACTTGATAATCCAATCAAGTTAATTAAACCTCATAAACAAAAGTACCTTCAAAATATGATGTGTTAGTCAAATCAGTAAGGCTGGTGGCAAAATATGATGTTGCGGTGGCAGCGGCTTTTGACCCAACAAAATAACCATTTGTTAAAGCTGTCCTTGTTTGCAAACCAACCCAAATCCAACTAACAGCCAACGAATCAAAATAAAAACATCCAACTGTATTTGATTTGCTAGACGCAAACGGAAGATTAGCAATACCCGGATATGCGCCAGCGGCAGTTCCTTTACTTGATAAAAGAAAACTAAAAGCGCAATACACAAAACGACCAATTTTTGTATATGTTCCTGTTTGTGATGTGTATGTTGGATTAACAGAAAAAGACCCAGAGATTGCCGCTAGTTGTGGTGTCCAAGTCCCCTCCTCATAATCATCTAGCGTGTTTGCGTCAGATGATGCTGATTGAGTTGCGGGGAAGGTAATACCAGCGCCAGAGGTTGAGGGGGTTGCGTTGCCAACGCCAATGGTGTTTAAGACTTTAAATCCACCGCCAGAATCAACAGTAACTGCATTTGTACCATTAGTTGAAATAAATACAGATGCCGCTTCTCGTTGCTGAATGTAAAAATCAGAACCAGATACTAGTAGTTGAGTGCCATCAGTTGAAGTATCCCCAGTTGTACTGTTGGTAAATTTTAATCTTGGTGCAGATGTGTTAAATATTGCCAATCCAGTCCCGCTTGGAAAACTCGGCGTAGTAGTTCCAATCCCCACGTTCTGTGAAGCGTCTACAGTGATCGCCGTAGTCCCGTTGGTCTGGAGCGCCAACACACCCGAGGAATCTGCGCTCGATTTCAAGCCAGCGGAGCCGCTGGATACGCCATTGTCTGCGTTGATAGTGGTGGTCATGCTGATACTCCAATGACTTCAAACAAAGTTTGTATATTTTGTTCAAGCTGTTCACGAACAGTTTCTGCGCTTGCGTCAATTTCAGCATCAGTCCAGTCCGATCTGGCTTTGTATTGTTCGCCACCATAATTGATGTAAGCAATAGAAGAATGTGACTGCCCTTCTTCTGATGTTCCTTTAAGAGAACAAACCATTTGATTGGCAAAACCAAGATCATCAGTTTTTAAGTTCTTGGCAACCCATGTGTAAGTAATCATTTTTATTCCCTTTTTAGCTTGTCAACAAGCCGCTATAAACCCAAAGCAGATTAACCGTTGAACCTTGACTATTTGTAATTGTGATTGTCTGCTTATATGAACTGGTGCTAGTAGAAATTGAAAACGACACCCCACCACTAGCGCCGTTGTGAGAGCTAACAGATGTTATTTGAGGGGAGCTTCCGTAGCGGTTTGATGCAAAATAAACAGAACGAGTGTTGACATTACCGTTTGCTGCCCAGTCAATTTCAAACGAAAACATTCCCGATGTGATTGCCCCATCCAGAGTTATCGTAGTTGATGAGCCATTACTTATGCTTGCCGAACCAGATTGGTATCCAAAAATTCCAGCTTTCCAAGACCCGCCTGTAGAATCGTAATACTGCCGCACATTCCCATCCCCATCAGACAGCACGATGTAGTTGCTTGCTGTGCGAATGTCTAAGCCGCCTTGGTTGCCTGTGTAGCCGCCGATGATGGTGTTGTTGTTGCCCGTTGTTACATAGTAGCCAGACGAAGTTGAAGCACCGCCAATAAATGTGTTGCCACGCCCGGTCGTTAAGCTGTATCCAGCTTGAACGCCAACGCAAGTATTAAAGCCATTACCGTTGTAGTTTGATGTGTAACCAGCCTGATACCCCAAAAACACATTGTAAGAATTTGTTGTATTTGTGTACCCCGCCTGATAACCTACAGCAGTGTTGCTTGAGGCTGTGGTGTTGTTTATAAGGGCAGAATCGCCAATGGCTACATTAAAACTACCCGTTGCCGCAGTTGTATTGGCGGCATAAGCGCTATTACCAAGCGATGTGTTTGAGCTACCAGTTGAATTGAAATATCCCGCATAAGCTCCGCAAAATGTGTTCTTAGCGCCAGTCGTGTTGGTATATCCAGCAAGATAACCAACAGAAACCCCATCAGACCCAGTTGTGTTTGTAATTGATGCGTTATATCCAATGGCTGTGTTGTGTCCTGTACCACTGTTTGAAGCCGCCAAAGCACTTGTGCCATAGGCGGTGTTGGTCGAAACAGAGCCGCCGCCAGTTGCCGTAGGTGGATTGGCAAACGTCACAACTTGAGCTGAACTCAAAGTCATTGCCGTAGTCGGCGTAGCCCCAGTTTGGAACACCAAAGTGCCCGTGGTGTCGGCTGTGACCTTATAGGCCGTAGTGCTTGTGGTTGATGCGCTTATCGTTGACATTTAGATTACCACCCATTGTTGACCGCTACTTACAGTTACGACTGCTCCCGAAGCTACCGTCATTGGCCCAACAGAAAACCCGTTGTTCCCAGTCTGAATCGTGTAGCTGGCTGAAACAGTTGTAGCGTTGATTGTGATGCCGTTGCCCGATACCATAGCCGTGGAGGTCAAATCCCCCGTGCTTGGCTTATAGAGCAAATTGGCATTGCCCGTGTACAAAGTGGAAGCGTTGCCAGTCGTGACGCTGGAGAACACCGGGTAACGAACACTTGTCGTTGAGGTGTCGTTGGAGATCACTGCCCCGCCCAGGAGCGTCCAGTTTGCGCCGTCATACCCTTCATACTGGGACAACGTGCTGTTCCAACGAATCTTGCCCACCGCGCCCGTGGGCCGTTGACCAGTCGTACCCGCTGAAATTTTTAATGCGCCTGTAGAGGTGAACGACGAGTCGCCCGAAGCGGCAAGGATGTTTACGTTGACCGTAGTCCCAGCCGAGTCCACATACACGGCCCGTTCAGCAGGCTGGGTGACAAACACATCTTTGGTGCCCGAGCCAAAACTGACCAGCGAACCTGAGTTGCTGGACGCCAGAACAGTTGTGCGGGAAAGCGTATTCCCAGAGGCTGTGTACGTGCCAATCCCTACTTCCCACTCACCAGTCACTACGTTGGCAATGGTGTAGTACGTGCTGTTGCTGTTGCCAATACCAGCGGAGAAGGTCTGAAACCCCGTGTACGCGCCAGCCAGCGTTATTGCAGTCGTGCCTGTGCTAGTGGTGGTTTCCCTTACCCGGTCTGCGAGGACGAGTGCCATAGATCATGCTCCTGTCAATTGTGACTCTTCAAACCAGCGTTGTTGAGTTTCACCATCTGTATCCGTCCACTCAATCAGATACGACACCACACCCTCTTCGCTCATACGCAGAGCAAGCACCGGGCCTTGAGGAACGACTGCGACAGCTTTAACAACGTCGCCTTTTTTGAAAGTTGTTGCCATGATTAACCTGCCAAACTCAGAGTGTAAGTAACAGAAAGGGTGTCGCCCGACACAACGGAACGGTCACCGGGAGAACTGAAGTCTGCGGCTGAGTACAGCGTACCAGTCGTACCACTCTTGGTGTTGTTGCTGGTCAGGAAAGCCCCGCCAACCGTGGTCGTTGCATTGATACTGAACGATGCTGGTGAAGCTGAGTTGGTAGCCACTGAGGGGTTGGCAGTCGAGGGGGTTCCAAACGTGCAAGCAGGGCGGGTAGCTTGGCTATACGCCGTCACTTCAGTCCAACCCGCATGGGAAGACATGGTGTCACCAGCCGCAGGGGTGTTTGATGCCCCGGCACCGTACAGGCCAATATACCAAGCTGCGGTGTAAGCGCTACCAGTAAAGTACTTGGCGTTCATGTCTTGCAGACCTCCGTTTACAACCAGATTGAGGGCTTCATCTTCCCACTTCAAGTTGCCGTCTTTGTCATGGCACTGGATTTTGTACACGCCTTTTGCGCTTGCGCTATCAGCGGCGGAGCCACCAGCAATCAAGCTGCTTGAGGCAACATCTTTGGATTTAACTTTATCGTTGAACATGATTGCTCCTTAAACAAGCCGAATGAGTGCCGATGTACTGGTGTTCGCAGGCATCGTCACGGTGAAAGTGTTGGTGGATGTTTTGTTACTACCAAAGTCCAAGACGCACACAGCGCCATTATCTCCGGCCTTGTAAATCAAAGCGCCTCTAGCAGTGATTACACCAGTCCAAGCAGGAGATGAAAAGTTTACGTATGTGGTGCTACCAGATGCAGATGCATTTGAACTAACAGTAGCCGTTACCACCTGGCCCCCAGCGGCATAGTTGCCACCAGAAGCTTCTCCAGTCGTGGTGTACGCCGTTGTGGTCTGGTCAAGTGAGGCTGAATTTGTGTACAGCGCCAAGTAAAACGTGTCTGACGCAAAATTGATTGTGCCGTTTACCAGCCCGGAGCGAAGTGTGTTGCAACTGTAGTTGCCCGTGAATGCCATTAACGCACTCCGTTATTTTGCGGCAACGGCGCTTGCCGATACTGCCCGCTGCGGTATGCGTCGCTGCGCTCCAGGCCATCACCCAAACGCTGGGCCAATGCAAGAGCTTCTTTGTACTTGGTTTCGTACATGGTGATGATGTCCACCTCACCTTTCATGAAAATATACGCTTCTACCAAAGACCCGTACAGCAGCACGGTGTCAAAGTTGTCACCCAGCCAAGTGCGGCCATCAGTGGCAACAGTGATTGAGTCTGGATAGAAGAAGTAGTGCAACTCCATGTTGTAGGAGGCGTCAGGCGTTGGGCCAAGAATGAACGACAGTTCATCACTGTTACTGTATGACGGGCCAAACAGTGCGTAGTACTTGGGGATGGCTGTGTCAGTGGGTTGCGGGTACGCTTGACGGATGAAGTTCACATCCTTGTTCAACAGGTACTCGTATGAGCCGTCTGCGGCAATCACAGCCATTGAATACGAGGCCAAGAAGTCTGACGGGCACGCCAAGTACTTATTACTTGTGGTTGTAAACCCCGTCACATTCTTACGCAAAGATGGGAATTGAACAGTGTTGTATATACGTTGTTCAGCCTGCGTGATGAAAGTATTGATCTGTGTCGTTGCAGACACAGTACTCCCACTCGCAAGGTATACATCGGGAAACTGGTTCTCTGTATAGCTCTGAATTGTGTTGTACAACTCGGTGTAATTCATCCCATCTTACCTCTAGCCATCACGCCTTTGGTAGCTGCGCCAGTGCCACGGATTTTGATGCCAGTTGTTTTGACATCATCACGGGCAGGATTACCCATAGAGACACGCCGTGCAGGCATACCGCCAGGAGTAGATTCAATTGCGCTCATGCTATTAGGATCAGTTTGGTATTTACCAGCACTATTAATGCTGACTGTTTTACCACTCATGGTATGCGGCACAGCATAAGTGGCAGCGTTGCCAACCTCTTTGCCCATCATTTTGTTGCTGAACTTGGCCATATTAGCCTCCGCTTTGGTTCATTGCACGAGACATATTCTTGCCGTACTTTTTGCGATCCATGCTGGTAGGCCCGCCCTTTTTCATGCCCTTGCCATGCAACCGAGTTTCATGGCCTTTGACGGCCTTTTTGGCTTCAGTGTCGGCAATAGCCTTGACTTGTTTCTTGTCCATATCTGCTCCTAAGTTACGCTTACCGATACTGTACCCAATTCAACCGCCAAAACCAAGTTATTTGGAGTTAAATCTACATCAAAAAACCGTGACCCACCGACTGGATTCCAGCCCCACTGAAAGATTCTACTTCCGCCTTCTGGCGTTCCATACCCGTCTTCACCTGGACCACCTGTATTTGTGATCTGCAATCCACTGGTTCCAGAAAGTATGTAGCTGACATCAGGCCGGGGTTCCCTCACTGCTTGGGGGTCATTAACCGGGTACATACCAATCTGTAGCTGTGGCTGATCCTCTTCCCAACATTCAGGACAAACCTTGATGGCAACCTGCTTTGTCTTGATGGTCAGTTTTCTAAGCTCTTTGAGCTTGTACCGCTGACCACACCGATCACATTCGGCAATTGCATATTTGCCTGAAGCAAATTGATTAGGCATAGAACATGTTCCTTGGAACGTATCTATCTGCCGATTTATCCCTGTCTTCCTGTGACGCTAACAGCCATTGCTGTTCATATTCGCTCTTTAGCCACTCCATCCGCATCTCTGCGCCGGGCAGCTTCTGAGCCAAGTAAAAAGCCAACCCAGCCACCATACATGGAATTAGACGGAAAGGTATGTCCTGTACGTTAACGCCGTTCCCTGCGTCCTGCATTCGGCGCATACGGTAGTAAACCAACGTGTATTGATCTCCAGGCGCAGACGGCGCAGGATACAAGTTTACAGATGAAAGGTTGTTGCTATAGATGGCCGCTCCACTGGTGTGAGCCGCAGCAGTAGTGTTGTTTTGCCCACGGAAACAGTATTGCAACTGATTGCCAACAATGTTTTGATAGGAAATGGTTTCCGTACCAATGTTGATAAAGCCCGATGTAGTCAATGCAGACGGGTTTGCAACCGTAATAGTCGAGTCAGTGGCCGTAATAGTTGCCGACAAAGTAGCCGTTGTCAGGTTTGTCTGCCCAGTCTGGCGGTTTACCCACACTTGAACAGGACGGCCCGAGGCGTACTTGTTTGGGATAGTGATGTACGTTGGCTCAGAAATACGCGAAAGATTCAAGTCAGACTGAGTGGTGCCACTGCCAGTACGGGTCACCATGTCTAACATATCAATTGTGTCATTTGGAATGGCGTACTGAATCTGGTTGGTATTGAGAACAATCTGCCCTTGCTCAATTGTCCACAGGTTAATACCCCTGTTTGCCCACTCAATGGTGAGCATATTCAAGCTACGGCGGGCCGTCTTGAAGTTATACCCCGTGCGCAACTCTTGACCACAACGCTCAAACGCATCCTCAATGAGGTCGTTTAAGTCAAGGTTGAAAGTTGCAGTTCCAGAAGTATTTGCCATTATTCGACCTTACCACCGTTGTCATAGCTTGCGCCTTGCCCAAATGAGGGACTGCTAGAAGCAAAATCAGGCATATTCATATAGGGATCATAGCTGTTACCGGGAGAAAAACCACCACCTCCATATCCGCCGCCACCGCCACCACCAAGGCCAAGACTACCAATCAGCCCAGCTAACCCGGCATTTTGGGATTGTCTAAAACCACCGCCTCCATACCCGCCACGGGGCCGGTAATCGTTTTGTTGCTGTTGGGGTTGTTGCTGCGGCTGATACTGGCGCTGATACGTTTGCATTTTATTTTGCAAATCTTGCATCTGGCTTTGGTAACCCTGCCATTCAGAATTCTGCTGCCAAGAAGGCTGCTGTTGAGGTAATGGTTGCTGCTGTGATTGCTGTTGAAATGGCCGTTGCTGCTGTTGAAATGGCGAACTACCAGAATAATACGACTGAGAAGGAAATGGATTGGGACTTGCATATGCATTTCCCGCGGGAGAAGAAGATGGCATAGTAGGTGACCCTTGAGACACATTATTTTGTGTAGCCTGAGCAACCTGCCCCATCATTTGTTGACCGCCACCGCCCATTATTTGCTCCTTGATGCTCTCATGTTGTCAACGAGGTTTGGATAAGGACGTCCAGATTTCTTGGCCGTTGCTTTAGCAAACGCTTTTTGAGCCAGACTTAACTTTTTATGCTTTTTTGCGGGGTTGGGTTTATCCCACACTTCCCCGCCTTTAGCATATTGCGTAAAGTCAGTATCGTCCCGGCGAGGCTTTTTCAAACCTCTTGGCATTTTTGACGGGTTGATGTCCCCCATGCCACGGCTGGCTTTCATTAGATGATCCTGCCTTTGGTTTTTCCCCGCACCGCGCAACCATCTGCTCTTTTGGAGGCAGAACTCACTTTGCCGCCAGCCTTCATCCCATCAGCTGGCGTAGTGCGCGACTTCTCATACAACTTTTCAAGCGTACTTTGCATGGCATCGTCTTTGGCTTCTTGAACCATAGACTGTTGGCGCGCACGAATTTCAGGCGTAACCACATCATCAATCGTCACATTGGGCCGACGGGGTTTGTAGTTACGCATACCTTGCGGCGTAGTGGAAATTGTATTAATGCCCATGTTATTTCCTTAGATCATGCGACCACGAGTTTTACCGCGCTGAGCAATGCCATCGCCACGCTTAGATGCGCTGGAAACTTTGCCACCTTTTTTCATGCCAATGTTGGTGTAGTCATCTTCAGGCATCATGCTCTTAAAAGGCTTGGGTTCATAAGTTGCCCCTTCCGTCATCTTTGGAGCGCGGCCAGGCGGCGTATAACGCGGCTTGTAGCCCTTCATAGCTTCATCCATGTCGGCTGTTGCATAGTCCCGCTCAGCAGATGCCTTTGCATCGGCAATCTTGGCTTTGGCCAAGTCAGATGTTTCATCCCCGGCGGCGCGCAATGAACGACCTAAAGCAACAACCATGTCGCTTTTCTTACGCATACCTGTGTCGCGCTTTTCTTTCATCGCGCCGGCGTCTTCTTCAGCTAGACGGGTGTTGTACTGCTTACCATTGAAAGTAAATTCTTTGTCACCCGCATCGCGGGCGGCACGGAAAGCTTTGCCAAATGCACTTGTTGCCATAACTGTTCCTTAGCAGGCGCGTCCGCCCTTAGACATTTTGATAACTTTACCTTGGGTTTTGCCTTTAGTAGCAATGCCATCACGGCTGGGGGCAGCAGTTTTTACTTTGCCCATAGCAGAAGCTTTGACGCCGCCACCTTTTTTCATACCCATCATCTCAGCTTTTTCATGCTTCATCATAGATGCAGGAGCGCCCTTTTTCTTCATAAAGGCCATCTCTTTGCCAACCATTGCTTTAGATTCTTTCATGTCACCACCTTGTGAAAATGTTTTGCCTTTATCGGCTTTTGCAAACTCTTTTCCCACAGACTGTGGGACTCCTGCTTTCTTGGCGAACGATGGATTATGAGCCACCGCCTCCATGAATCTGTGTTGTTTGGCACTATGAGAGGGCACTGCGCTGCTCCTTGATAAACAAGTCAATTTTGTTTTCTAGCCTGTCCAATCTGTCCATTATTCGATTGATATCAGTGTGCAAGTCTACCTTGGTTACATACTCTTTGGGCATCTCTTCACGAGTTTTATTGATCAAAATTTGCAGACGTTTAATCTCATCAGCTTTGTCCCGCAAAGACCAACCCAGCAGCCCCAAGAAGGCCGTCAAAATAGCGTTCCAGATAGCCATTTCCATTAGACTATCCTGCCCCTGGTCTTACCGCGCTGGGCTATTCCATCACCCCGTTTGGAGGCAGAACTGGCAACGTTGCCACCCTTCTTCATGCCTTTGCCAGAGAAACCCCCCGGCAAATCATAGTTTTTGTCTGCTGTTCCATCGGAATCATCTCCCTCTTGACCAACATCTGTTGCACCAGCAGAGCTAATTGACTTCAATCCAGCGGCTCCAGCGCCAACTCCGGCAGCTCGAATACCAGTGCGGGTAATTGCCCTGTCAATAGCTTCTTCCTTGGCTGATTTTGCAGCCCCCTTAAGTTTGGAGGTATCAGAGACAATCTTCTTAAGGTCATCCATGGTGCTGGCATTGCTTTTAAATGAAGGCATACTGCTCCACTTTGTGCCTTTAATGCCGGCACCAGCGCCACCGCTCTCAAGCAGTTGGTCATCACCCCGTTTTGGAAAACCTTTTGGCATGATCTACCTCAACATTTCCAAGCCCGTAGGCTCTTGTTAATCCGACTGTTTGGGTCTTTGGCTGTCTTTTCGGAAGTCAGCTTTTTCTTCATCCCAGTCATCCTGGAGCAGAAAGAGTCTCGCCTGCTGCCGCCCTCGGGTTGAGGGGGCTTCAGATTCATCCCTTGTTTTTTCGCAGAGGCCCGTCCCTTGGCGTTCAATCCGCCCTTCTCCGATTTGCCTTCCTTGCGTTGCCATGCTGGTGACTTAGCCATTTACCACTTCCAGCCGTGACCGTCTTATCCCCTCTAGCAAAGGAACAACGACCTCTTCACGGAAATTATTTGTAAATGTTTCGCTGCCAATGTGCGGCAGGCTGATATCTACATCAATGTAGACCTTGAATCCCATCTGGGTTGCACGGTCACAAAACAGATAGTCTTCTCCAACATACCTGTCATCCACAATGGCAAAGTCAAAGATAGCCGAGACTTTGTTCCCAGTCACATTGTTTGTGTAAGACCACTCAGGATGGGCCGCAATCATCTCTTCAATTACATGACGGCGAATGAGCATGAACCCCGTACCAACACGCTTGACGCGCATCAGAGATCCATCAAACTCAAGTTCTTCGTTCTCATCCCAATACAGGTCTGTAAAGAACTTCTTGTCACGCGCCCTGCGTGGGTATGCCCCAGCAGAGATGTCTTTTGATCCACCTTGAGCCAGTAGGCGCAGGATGTCATCAGGCGTGACCACCACATCAGCATCAATAAACAGCAAGTCTGTACAGTCAGTCTTCAAAAACTCAGCTACCAGCGAGTTACGCGCTAACGTAATGATGGAGCAGTTTGAAATATCTGAGAGCGTAATGGCAATACCAAGCCGCATAGCTTCTGGCATCAGTTGAGCCAGAGCATACGCAGTCTTGATATTGACCTTGCCGTCATAGCATGGAATGCCTATGAACAGCTTACGGCCGGACAGAGATGCTTGTTTTACTTCAGCCATAATAAATATTGCATGCAGATACGTTAGACAAATAGGCGTAAATACCATTAGCTACCAACACGCCATCTTCAGGAATAAGAGGAGCATTATTAAAAGTATCAGAAGCCGCCACATCGTAGGTCATCAACCATTTGCTTGAATACACCATTGCCGCGCCAGCAGTAATAGACCCAGAGTTAATGTCTGTAACTGTGAATGTGCTAGAAGTTAAAACAGTAATAGCATAGTTACCGTTTGTGGCTGTGCCACCCGTGCCAGCAGCAAAGTCAATGCCAATTGTGTCCCCAGTGGTAAAGCCATGTGCGGCCTGCGTTACTGTTACTAGCGTACCTGCGCGTCCGTAGGTTGCCGTTGTTACAGGTGCGGTTGTTGTATCAAAAAAAGCTAAAAAACCAGCGGTTGAAGTGCCAGTAAAAGAGATGCCTCTAATACGGTTGCGCCCAAGTACCATAAAACCGCTACCATTTAAGTGTGCTTGTTTTACAGGTGTCTGATTCATAATCAATCTCCTAAAAAGCGGGGGCCGAAGCCCCCAAGATCAATTAAGCGGATGCTGGGTTAGCAGAGCCGTCCGAGTCACGAACGATGTACTCAACAGTAACAGTAATCGTACCGGCAGTAGCGTCAGCAGTGGCTGCGGTAAAAGTACCGTAAATGATTGCATCAGTTGTGCCGATGCTGTCATAAAGACCTGAAGTAGCCGCTGCGATGGTGGCCGGAGAAGTTTGAACCGCCGAAGTGCCGGTGTTGACCGAAGCCATATACAGGTTAGCTGTGCCAGAACTACCAATGGTAACGCCGCAGTTTGACGCGCCAGTCAGGGCAACATTAACCTCAAGGCCGAAGCGAAGAATCTTAGCGCCAGCAGGAAGCACAAACATCTGTTGCGCTGTAGGGCTTGCCAAAATTACAGAAGTAGGAGCCGTATAAGTTTGGGCAACAGTGGTTGCGCCCATGTTACGAATGGTGCCGGCAGTAGTGCCAGTGGTGTTTTTAACAGTGCCCAACAACCAAGGGCCAAGGTGAGTAGCGAAACCCATAATCAATTCTCCATGCGTTAAGGCGTATCAATCTTGCATGACAGTCAGCCGGGACTGTTTGATACGCCGGGAATCCCGGTTTAAAAGCAATATACACCAAAAGAAAAGGGGGCACAAGGCCCCCCTCTCATTAGGCTCCTTGCGAGCCGTACATGCCCAGAGGGTCAGACCAGCCGAAGCTGTAACGCTCACGAGACTTGTAACGCACGTTGCCGGTATCGAAGTCGCCGTCCATGCTGTTTGACAGCGGAGTACGGACAAAGTGCTTCATGCCGTTGGGTACGTCAGTGGTCAGGAACCAACCATTGGTGTCAGTCAAGAAGTGATTAATGGTGTAGCCATCAGGGATAGCGCCATTGTTCTTGATCGCGTTCACATCATTGTCAGTGGTGCCGACACGGAGTTCGGTTTCCAACAGACGGGTTGCAACGAATTGCAACTGAGGAGGAACGATCAATTTCTTGGGCTTAGCTGCGATCAACAGACCACGCTCATCCGTCCACAAACTGATTTGAATAACTGCGTTTTCCAACGAAGTCTCATTCAAGTCAGCAGCAGTCGTAGGAATGTTGCTGTTGGTGCCGCCAGAAACCAGCGGGTGGCTGGCGCTAAACAATGCAACGCCATCACCGCCGGTGTAGGACGATGAGAAGCCATTGTTCAACACAGCAGCAGCTTTAACCTGCTTGGTGTATGCCATAGCACGAGCCAGGGCTTTGGTGTAACGAGCAGACAGGCTGTCGTACAAGTTGTCTTCGATGGCCTCTTCGGTCAGCGAGAAACCCAAAGCAATGGTTTCGTGGGTGTAGCGGGCGGTCCAAGCTTCTTGACCATTGTCATATGCAATGGCGGAGCCTTCGTTCTTCACCGGGGCGGCGTTGAATCCAGACAGCTTGGTTTCTTCTTCAAAAGAACGCTCAGAAGTCTCAGTCTCATAGATTTCTTTGTGTTCTTGCCCGTACTGTGCATACTCCAAACCGAACAAAGCGTTCAAGCCTGGGAGCAACTCTTTAAGTAGTTGTGCGCGTGAAATTGCCATTTTATATTACTCCTTAGATACCAGTGGTACTAGTGTACTGGTGCAAGTTGAACTTGACCAAGAACTCGTAATAGGTCGTGGCAGCTACACCAGCGGGGCCGGTAGCAGTATCAGGCACAACATCAATTACACGAACTGGCAACGTATTGGTCGTGGCGGCTGAAGTGCCGTCAATACCATAGTACGAATCACCAGTGGCAGTCGAACCCGTAGCAACAGAAATTGCCACGTTAGAGCCAACAATCGCTCGGGTGAACGGATTGGGGACAGTAGTTTGACCATTGGTTGCAACAACCCGGAAGATTGCATTGGGATCATCCACAACATAGCCAAAAGCCATATTGGTAGATGTTGACAAAGCAGCCGGGTAATACTGGCCTTGAACGGTTTGACCGCTCGAGTTCACGTACTGACAACCAACCAACACACCAACGTTAGTACCAGTATCAGTGGTACTGCCAGCAACCAGATAACCACTGGTGTCAACCTTGACGGTGTCACCATTGAGGATAGCAGTTGCGTAGGCTGGTGCTACGGGGATTTGACGGATCGCTCCGGCGTAGGGTAGTCCATCCAATCGGTTGATTGGTTTGAACCCGTACGTCTTGCTGACGGTAGGATAAGCCATTTAAAAGCTCCAAAAAGATTATGAAGGTCTTCCAGAAGATACCGTGGTTTTGCCTTCTTTGAAGATAGGCATCCGGGCATCGCTCTGACGCATCAAATTGTTATCCACAGCCCTTGTCTGCGCGTCTGTTTGCTTTTGAAAATGTGCATTTCGCTGGGCAACAAACTCAGTAGGAGTCTTGCAAAGTAACAATCCGCCAATTTCAATGTTGTCTTTGTATCGACTAGTTGGATCGACTAGCAGTCTGAATTTGGGTTGCTCTTCAATACGGACAGGTTCCCAACCTTCACGGATTTTGGCCGAAAAGTTACGCGGGTCTGGTTGATTCAAGTTTGCAACACGAATCCATCGGTAATTGAAGCCAGCCTCTTTGTCAGGCTCAGGGAGTAATTCAGCTTGCATCCACTGCTGAGGGCGCTCGTAGAATTCTCGGGTATCAATTTCACGGGGTGTTCGGGCATTAGCCATTTTGGTTCTCCAGTTTTCTCATTTCAATTGCGTATTGTTCAGGTGTTATGTTCAACTTTTTTGCCAAGTTGATCTGGCTGGTCTTCAACCTCACTTTGTTTGAAGCTGTTGATCTCATCGCCGGTGCAACCACACTAGGTGATTTTCTTGCCTGAACCTCCGTCCTTGATTGTTCAACTGAGTCCCCAAAAACCTCTGGGAAACGTTTCCGCATTGTTTTGTCCAATGCCGAATAGTACTCCGCAGAACCAACCTGCACCCCATTGTCTCTAAGTTCTTCGTGAAGACCAAGAGCAAATGCACTCATTCCTTTATTAGTTCCAAACCAAGGGTTGCGTTTTTGCCACGCTTTTGCCGTTGGATCTGGCTCAGGAACATCCTGCGTTTGGGCCGGTTGATACTGCTCAGGAGCAGTTTGTACCTCATTTTGATGCTCTTGTAAAGCAGGCATCTTGAAGTTTTTTGTTTGCATTAGGCGGATATTTGCCTCTTGCATAGCCTGCTGGGCGTCCATTTGAGCATCCACATCGCCTGATTCATAGGCTTCGCGGTATGCTTTTTTGGCCATTTCAAGCTGTAAAGACGCCGTATTTTGGATAGATTGGACGTATTCTTTCTCGCCGGCCTGCAAAACTCCACGGATTTTCTTGTTTTCATCCATTAAACGCCGGGCTAAAGACACAGCTTCATGCTGTTCCCGTAGGGCAGACTCCTTTTCCCTGCGTTCGTCGTGGTAAACCTTCCGCATTTGCAGAATTTTTGCCTTGACATCATCGTCATAAGCCTCTAATTCGTCTTTTTCCAGCTTTTCGACGATCTCCTTGGGCATCGGCTTGCGATTTCTATCCTCTTCAGGGGTATCGTCTTCAATTTCTATCTCAATTTCAGGAGATTCTTCCTCATTCTTAGGTTTATTTTGATCAACCTCGTCAGGGAACTTAAATTCAGTTTCGTCCATTTTGTGGGACTCCTATTAGTTAGCGCGTTTGATGCCGCGGGGATCTTCGACTACAGCTTCCACAGAATCATCGTTGATCATGCGGAACTCTCTGCCGTGAATTAGTAACCTGGTGCCCGCGTTTGGACGGACAATTACAAAATCACCTTGTTTACACCACGGACCGCTTGGGAAACGGGTTGCATCCTTGTAGCAATCAGGCCCAATCTCGACTACAAATAGAACTGTTGCCAGTTTTTCCTCATAGTTGACTGTTTCCCCTGCTTTAATGATGCCGCTATCAAATTCTTTGTCCACTTCTGGGATGGCACAAAGGATTCGGTAGCCAGATGGCTTGGGTAGTTGAGTTGCTTTTTCTTCCGCTGTGGCCTCATATTGATAAGAACCAACAACTTCAGGGTGATCGGGGTTTGAGCCGATCAAAATTTCATTCATCCAGTTTCTCCAAGGTTTGCTTCAGGTCTAATGTGTATCCCCTCGCGGTCAGCAGACCCTTAATCTCACCGCAAAGTCTCTTGTATTCCTCAAACGTTTCGGCTCTTCCTTCTGACAGAAAATCCTTAAGTTGAGAAACCTTTTCGTCTGTTTGTTTGACGATTACATCAAGCGCATCCATTAATCACCTTTTCGTTTGGTTTGTGTGTATGCTGTTTTCAATCCATCAGCCATGAGTTGTTTGTGCTGAGTTTCTGTGCTATGTTTTTTGTCCATAGCGTGCTTGATATAGTCAACACCCAATCTGGCAATCTCCATCTTGCGTTCATTTTGAACGTTTAAGGCGGTCTTTACCTTGTCTGTTTTAATGCGACTTTCATCAATTTGTTTCTGAGTCATTATTCGCATAGTCTCAATCTGCTGCTGGTTCTGTTTGAGTTGTATATCCGCCGCATCTTTAGCTGCTTTGCGTTGCTGCTCAGCCTGCTTGATGGCCAACTCTTGTTGCTGCATCTGAACGATTGGATCTTGAGCTTGCTGTTGAGCTTGCTGTTGGGCCGCTTGTGATTGGTTCTGAGTAAGCAAACGTTGTGCAGCTTGTGCAAGCATTGGAGCCAGCCGAGCCTCTACTTCTGGAGCCATATGCACTTCTTCACCAGATGCATCCATCTGCGGCGGCAGACTCATTCCAAGTTGCAATTCAATTTGCTTCCTGTACTCAAACCCTAAATGCTCATTAATATGACTCATCATTGCGGCCTGTAATTGAGGAGCAATAGGATTTCCTTGCAACAACTGCATGATCCTTGGGTCTTGCATAGCAGACATATGAACCGTTATATGAGCTTGGTGATCTTGATACATGAATGCCTTAACCGGCTTCATCATCAAGATGTTTTGGTTCTCACTAACAGGATCTTCTGGCTTGCGGTCATCGTCCATTGGGATAAGTTTTTGAGCATTTTTAATGCCCATAACTTCTAACATCTGACGATGCAACAAAGGCATGTTGTACATCTGTGGTGCGCCTTGCGCTAACTGCAACACAGCTTGGTACTGCACAATCTTTTGCGCCATCGTGGACGCATTAGGATCGCTTACAGGGATAACATCAACTTTGTCGTAATCAGATTTCTTGGCCGATGGTGTTCCTTCTTCCGGCTCGTAATCATAGTCATCAGGCGTGTAATCACGAATGATGTCCTTGATCAAACCCAACTCTTCTTTCATTGCAAAGTGGATGCGCGCCTGAACAGCAGACATCACTTTAAGAGTCTGTTCCAAAAGAGCCAGTGTCGTACCAACAGGTGCATTGGCAGACATATCGCTAACATTCAAATCAGCCGTATTTGCAAACCGACGGCCATCTTCAATGATCTGTTGCAGCAGCTGATACAAAGTCTGACTTGGTTCTTTGTATGGCAACGTCATCAAGTTATCTTTGATGGTTCCACTAGGTACATCTACATCCCTAAACTCCCCCGGAGCAATAGGCGTATCGTCACCTTTCACTCTCAGGCCGCGGGCTTTGAAACCACCGGGCAAGTTAGACAAAGTACCAGCATCAACCAACTGGCGCAGTAAAGATGTACCCGACTTGGCAAATGCTCCAATCAAATGGATCAAGCCAAAAGCATAAAACCCAAACCCAGGTATGTATGGGTAGTGAACAAAGTGCGTTCTCTTATGGCACTTTTTATCATCCTGTTTCCAATTTCGTCGAATAGCCAATACAGTACCACTGCTCTTATCTATAGTAACAATGTACGGCAAAGCAATGCCAGTATCTTCTCCATCTTCTTTATGCTCGTATCCCCTGATATCTAGGTCTACATTCATCTCAAGGATTTTGAATCTATCATCTGATGTAGCTCTAAATCCAAGCTTCTCAGCAATCTTCTTTTCTACTTCGTCCAGAGTAGTATCTGGAGTACCTAGATCAACATCTTTCCAAAACCCTGCAACCTGTAAACGGCGCACTTCGTTCTCTGTCTTACGCATCACATGAGTAATACGTGGTGAAGACTGCAAGTTACTAGCGCCATAAGGCACAACTAAATCTTCAGCCGGCACAAATATAGAAGCCTCTCTCTCAAGATAAGGATCATAGTAAATCTTCTTGAAAGCATTACCAGCCAATCCCAAGCCCCACAACATACGCTCATGCTCAGGCCGGTACTCTTTATTCTTTACCGTCAATCGGTAATTCATATCTGCGGCCACGCGCAGTGAGGCATCTTTAGTGTCTTGTGTTTCTTTACCAATGATCTGAGTCTTTACCGGGCCAGCCGCTGGAAACGTTGACATAATGGCATCAGACTGAAAACGTATCAACGCCTCAGATAAGAGCGGGTGATATACACCACAAGCACCTTCCCAAGGTTCGCTACGTTCTTCAATCTTCAGTCCCAACAACTCCAAACCATCTACGTATGTTTGTAGCCAGTCTTTTCTAGATGCTACGTCTTCTTCATACTCGCCCAACAACTCACTGGATAACTCTTCCAAATAGCCTTCATCCAAATGCTCGGCCAAGTTTGCATCAAACTCATCCCCGCCTTCCGGTTCTTTACCAATAGAAATTTCCAGCCCGTCCATTCCTATAGTTACAGACTCAGGGTCTTCAATCTCTATTTCATTCTCAGTCTCTTCAAGAGCTTCAAT